TGGAGACGTGGGGTCTCCTTCACAGCGGAGTTTTCCGCCTTCTGAAGCAGTGTACGATGGATCGCCATCGCTTGCCGCTACCATTGACCAGTAAACGAGGAATACAACCCCATCTGCGTCAGTTCTTTGCATGTCGTTTATCGACCATGTATTTGTAATTGCCATGTTTCTTTCTCCTTTAATGACAGTTTATGATTCTAGTGCCGTGATACGGGCTTCTAGTTCTTGTATGGTTGCTACAAGTAGAGGAACGATTTTGCTTTGGTCAATACTTTGATAGTGAGGAACAATATTGCCTTCTTTGTCCAGTTTGGTTCCATCTTTTTCGCCAGTAATAGCTTTAGGGACTACTGTTTGTACTTCGTGGGCTAAAAAGCCATCAGTATCTGCACTATCTAAACCGTCTTCAATAAAACTAAATCGTTTCGGTTTGAGTTGTTTTAACAGGTCTGTTGCCCCTATTAAATCAACTACGTTTTCTTTTAATCTATAGTCTGATGAAGTGTTATACGCAGTTGCACCTGACGAAACAGTGATGGAGCCGACCGATACGCTAGCGCGGTAAAATTGTATAGCCTCCCCTCCAGTTACCGGCTGTTGCCTGTGGATAATCAGCACTTCATCTGTAGTGGTGCTACTTGTATTGGTCATGGTGTTGTATTGGTTTGCCGACGCCAAATTATGGAAACGAACGCCCGAACTACCAGTCCAATTCTGATCATTAATGCCACACGCAACAAAGTTACTACCAGCATCAACAACCAACCCATTAGCGTTAGTGTCGGTCTCAACGCGGAAGTCTTGAGTGGTGGAGTCTTCATTTATGACTACGCCTTCGGTGTCATACAGTGCAATCATTGAGTTATCGTTAGACTCTTTAAATGCAAGAGTGTCGTCGCCAGTACCGCCGCCATACAAATAGAAACGAGTAGAACCACCGGACTGGAAGTCAATTAGTCGCCCGTCTTGCGCACCGCCGACGATGACGGTAGCAGCCGTTGAGGTAGTTTCATTGAAACGGACCTGACCTTCGACATCAAACGTCGTGTCGGGGGTTGCTGTAAATAAACCTACCCGATTATTACCACCATCAACAAACAGCGCATGAGTGTTAGTGTCAGACGCAACGCGGAAGTCCGCGTCTACACCATTGTTGTTAAAAACAGCATGTCCATTTGCAGTAGGAGTTACAGAAAGACCGCCCTCATTGTCTAAATACACCCTTTCTAGGTTAGTGCCTCCTGCTGTATCTGTGAATAACTTTAAGTATCCACCACCACCTGAGTCGTACCCACCTTGGATAGATGACCTATCGCTAGAGTCTCCGAAGAATATGCGGCCCCCATTGCTAGTATTTGAACCATAAAGCGTAATGTCTGAAGTTGACCCTGAAGATTGAATCTGAACCCCGCCAATGCCGTTACTTGTACCAAACGATACATTTCCATTCGCACCATCTACAAACAGAGCATGGGTGTTCGTGTCGGACTCAACGCGGAAGTCAGTGTCTGCGCCAGATTCGTTGAATACAATATTTCCTGAACCATCAATGGAGACTCTCTCTACCCCACCATTTTCTATGAGGAAGTTTGGGCCGTTGCCTATAAGTGTTGGTGGATTAGATTGGCTGTTGTCTACAAGTTCAATTCTCGCGTTACTGGCGGTGGTATCAATCATCACATAGTCGGTTGACTCACCTAATTTTAGCTTACTAGAGCCTGATCTAATTCTAAGATCATTCGCGCTTGTGTTGGAAATACCACCACGAACGTTGGACTCGGTGCGAAAAATTAATAAATCGCCTTCGGCTCCGGCAGTGGTTGTACGTCCTAATTGAAGTGGTGTTGCGTCACTTGAAATCTGTACTTCACCTGTCTGTATGTCAATACCAACACCGTGTTGGTCTGCATAACCACTTACAAGGCTTTTAGCGTTGTTACCCATAGCAATAAAGTTACCACCACCATCAAGGTACAAACCGTTAACGTTGCTGTCAGACTCAACGCGGAAGTCAGCGTCATAACTATTTTCGTTGAATACCGCTCCTTGGTAGCCAATTACGGCCATGTTTGGTTGTGCGCCCGCCGTTATTTGGAAGAAATTAGAAGAGTGGTCGTAATTTATTTTACCTACATCTTGGTCGTCAACGTCACCAAACTCAATTGTGCATCCATTGCCGTTGGGGCTGACCATTGTCAACCGCACAGTTGTGTTATTTTCAATTAAGAGTTGGCTATTAGAGGCGGTAAATGTGCCAGCAGACCCGTTCTTTATGTGGAGATTTGCTTCAGGATTTGACTCGCCCAATCCCATATTTCCGTCGGGAGTCAGTATCATTAAGTTTTGACCAGACAGCGATGGATAGCCATCTGCTTTATACGCAAAACTTAATGAGTTTTCAGTAACTCCACCGCCATCATCATAGCCAACAGCCCAGTTTCCTGCGGTTTGACCTTGACTAAATACAAGTTTACTGTCACCTGCGGCATGAGCTTCAAGGGTTAGTTGAGCATCCCCTGAAGCACCTTGGTCAATGTGAACGATGCTTTGAGGAGAGGAAGTTCCAACCCCGACCCGATTATTACCACCATCAACAAACAGCATATTGGCGTTGCTGTCAGACTCAACGCGGAAGTCTATGTCTGCGCTGGTTTCGTTAAAAGATGATTCAGTCTTACCAAAACGTATTTGATTGGTTGCCGAACCTACAAAAAACTCAAGACGGCCAGCAGCGTCTATATCATTAAGGTCAACCGTGAGCCGCAAGTTGTCGCTGGAAGAGTTAATTTTGTGTTCAAGGTCAACAAAGGAAGTGTCCGTAAAAGTAATAGCGGGGCTTGCATCGGTAAGAAAAATATCACCTGCAACAGAAATGCCCGTATCAGCTACAGTAAACTTCGTAGAAGTGGCGTTGTCGTCGATACCTGTAGAGGTGAAAGTGGTAAATGTGCCCGCGCTGGCTGTATTAGCGCCAATAGTTCCTGTAATGTCTCCGTCTTTCAGTAAAACACTATCAATCGTGACACCACCAGTGGCAGTAATCTCGTTGATCGTATCAACGTTTAGGCCACCAGTCGCAGTAGTTGCGCCCGTTACTCCAAGTGTCCCTGCAACAACTGTGTTACCCGTAGCGGATGCAACGGTAAACTTGTCAGTGTTTACGTCAAAATCACCGTCAACACCAAAGTTGCCAGTAACATCAATGCCGCCTGTAAGAACAATATCCCCACCAACAGTGGCGTTACCTGATAGAAACAAGTTACGAGGGCGAGTGGCACCAGAGGCACCAATATCGTAGGTGTTATCAGTAAAAATAAGGTTTGACGTGATTGTGGACGTTACAGTCAACGTATCCGACGCGGCATCACCAATCGTTGTGTTGCCAGAAATAGTCAAATCAGTCGCTGAAATAGAACCCGTCAATGTTGGTGACGAGATCGTAGGACCTGTAAGCGTCTTATTCGTAAGCGTTTCAGTGCCATCGAGCGTAGCCAACGTGCCCGTCGTGGGAAGTGTTACGTTAGTTGCACCTGTAGTTGTTAGGGTGAGTGCATTCGCGCCAGCCGTTGTAAACGCCGCTGCGGTCGTCAAGTTCCCTGCAAGAGAAACTGTGTACCCACCAACTGATAGTGATTCGATGTTTGTAGCGCCTTCCACGACATTTGTACCGTCGCAGAAAAGAAGCATTGTCTTGCCGTTTGGTATCGCAATACCTGTACCACCAGACGTTTTAAGTGTAGCGGCTTGCCCTGAAGCATTCTTAGCAATATAAATTTTAGCGGCTGTAGGGCATACGACAGTCGCTGCCCCAGTCAAATTCGTACCCGTATCCGTAAACTCTAGCATCGCACAACGCGATTCAGCAGTCGTGCCATCGGCGGTAGTCAACACATGGGAGTTACTCGACCACGTGTCAATGACTGCACGTCCAACGATGGCCTCTTCGATCATGGACGTGATGTTATCGTTTACTACATCACCCCACGTACCGCTAAGTTCCCCTTGGACAGGAAGGGCTAGTTTAAGTGTCGAAGTGTACTGTGTTGTCATGTTTTAATCCTCACGCGGCTATATCTTGCCAATTCGGAGTCTGTCCTGTTGAAACATTACCCCAAGTTGGTGTCTGTGCGCCAGTAATATTTTGCCAATTTGGATTTTGATTGTCATCGACATCTCCCCAAATGAACACTGTACCTACCGCGCCCGTTGCATTTACGCCCGTCACTGCTACATCTGCGTTAGCGGCAACGACGACGTTTCCTAATTCTGATTGACCGTAGACTCCTGTTACTTTCTCTACAATCCCAAAGGCTACCGATACAGTGCCTATAGCACCCGTAGCCGCAAGTCCTGCTGTTGAGACGTTTGCGTCTGCTGTAGTAGTAACAGTGCCAACGGCACCTGTGGCGCTTACCCCAGTTGGGTAGATATTTGCTTCGGCAACGATACTTACCGTGCCTACCCCACCAGTGGCAGCTAGCCCTGATGGTTGAACATTTGCATCGGCTGTAACAGATACAGTACCAACTGCACCCGTAGCCGCGTTTCCTGTTACCGCGACGTTCGCATCCGCAGCAACTGTGACGCTACCGAGTCCAGTAGTGGCTTCAAGTCCCGCTACTGAGACATTTGCGTCTGCTGATATAGAAACCGTGCCTATAGCGCCAGTAACTTCTACACCAGTCGGGAAAACATTAGCTCCGCCACTAATCGAGACAGTGCCTGTTTCCCCTGTAGCCGCAACCCCTGTCGGGAAGACGTTTGCCTCCGCAACAATGCTTACGGTACCTATCCCGCCTGTCGCCTCCAAACCAGAAGGCTGTACAGTAGCGGCACCGCTGACAGAGACAGTTCCCACTGCTCCTGTTGTGGATACACCAGTGGGGAACACTGTGCATCCCAGCGATAAGTCTACAGTGCCAACGGCCCCCGCAGCTTGAACACCGTCAACTTCTACTATGATAAGGTCCGTACCCCAAGAGCCTTGGCCCCAAGCGGTAGAACCCCATCCTATATAAGAGGTCGAAGACGGCATCTATCCATCCTATGCAATTCTAATAATAGCGTTGGATGCGTCCGCAGTTGGGAATTGGATGGTAAAGTCACCTGCTGTAGATGTCTTATCGGCACCAAAATCAAGAACTGCTACGGCTGGATCGCCGCCGCCCGACTTGTATATCAACGCTCCACGCGCCGTAATCGTCGCTGTAGACCACGTAGTATCGCTAAAATCTAGGTAAGCTGTGGTGCCAGATGTCGTTGGAGCAACAACGGTTAACGTGTTACCACCCGCTGTATAACCCGTACCGGATACTTCATTTGTTGTACTATACGCTGTTGTCGCTGCACCCAGTGTTGCGGATGAGGTAAACAGTGCGATCTTAAATGTTTGTGACGTGTCACCGCTAAAGTCCATCTCGCCATCGAGAAGGGCTTTTTTGAAAGACGTGCACATTGCTTGAGTAATTGCCATTTCTAGCCTCCTATTCTACTTCCATTCTGAACTGCCCAGAACGATAAGTGTCTTCACGAAGTTTGCCATCGCCAAGGGTTTTCAGCAGTTTTAACGCTTGGACATACATGCGCTCGTATACTTGAACCATGTCTGGTTCGCCCTTCATAAACCTTAACGCTTCCAATAGCGCACCGTTAAGTAGAGCAGAATCAAACTCGTCCCCAAGCCATGTAGTGTTAGCAGTAACGATGGATTCAGGATAATATCCGTAATGTAGCTCCATTGTGTAGTTACTGTCTGGGGTAGGTCCGAGGATAATTGAGTCGTCGTCAAAGTACGCATAATGCTTTGGCAACCCTGTCGCTGTAGGCGTAGGGTATGCTTCCCTAATAAAGTTAACGTCTTTGTTCAACAGAAAATGATACTCCCCGCTACCATCTACAACCGCGAGGCTGTACGTGTAGAGGAAGTCTGTTGGTGCACCAAGATACTTATTGCCCGAGCTTAGCGTACCAGTCACATTCCTGCGTAATGCGGGAATCTGAACAGTGTTATATATCTTTTGCTCTGCCTGTTCTGTGAACATAGCAAGCTGGGCATCAGTGAAAGTATTTTCAGTGATGTCCTCGATATTCGCTTTTAGCTCGGTGTAATTCATGGTTTAAGCCATCGGTCCACGGGCATATAGCCCTTTTGTTGCTGCGCCAGTACCACGAACTTTAATACCGCCGCCCTTCTTCATTTTAGTTTTCTGCATCTTTTTCTTAGCAGGTTTTTGAGTTTTCTTACGCATAGTACCACTCCTATGTAATTTGTACCGTAACTTGTCCTATAAATCCAGTCCCTATAGTACCCCCACTATCTACTACACCGCGTACAGGTATAATTTGCGCACGGCTCTGGGCGTACTGAGTCGAGTCGGGCCTTGGATCACGCAATGCCTGCGGGTCATGGACTGGAGTTTCCCCCAGATTTAACTGCGGATTATCAGGACTCCAACACTCAGGACACGCTTTTATGTTCGTGTCTTTATGCTTCCGCACAAGGTTACGCAACTCACGTAGACGGTAGGTAAACCCACAAACGTCGCAAACCCCAAGGGCTTTCTGGGCTGATGCGAACCTAGTACCCATGTTAAATCCTCGCTACACGAGGAACAAAACGAGCAGGTGTCTTTTCTCGATCTTCACCAGCAGCTAGTTGGAACTGCTCTTCGTAAACTTGCTTCAACAGACCTACACGTTCCACCAGTGTGGGTTCTTTAAGCGCGATGTTATAGGCCAGACCAGCAACGAGACACGGTAAAAACCTAAAGTTCATATCCGCAGTCTGAATACCACTACCAGCGTCCTGTATACGACGCATACGCCAATAACGAAAAACATAATTATCTGAGTCAGGGACAGGCCAAACGTTGATTTTAGGGTTGTCTCGAAGTCTCTCGATCCAAACTTGGATGGGTCTACCACGTGATAACTTGTTCGGAATCGAAGCGTAAG